CAATGGAGATCATTATATTCTACAGAGCAATCAATGAAAGCATTCGAAGAAGATGTACAAATGATCGGATTCGGTGCTGCACCAACAAAAGCTGAAGGTGCCATGATCAATTATGATTCTGGCAGAGAAGGCTTTGTCTCAAGATACGTGCATGAAACTGTCGCTTTAGCTTTTGCGATTACAGAAGAAGCTGAAGAAGATGGCTTGTATGGTTCTCTAGGCGCTAAATACGCAAGAGCACTAGCAAGATCAATGCAACAAACTAAAGAGATAAAAGGTGCAAATATCTTCAATACTGCAACAACTACTTCATTGGGAGGAGACGGCCAAGCTTTACTTGACCCTTTACACCCACTTGGCGGTGGTGGTACTGCATCTAACATCCTAGGCACACCTGCGGATTTATCTGAAACGTCTTTAGAGACACTTTTAGTTCAAATCTCAACTGCTGTAGATGATAGAAGTATACCTATTGCTTTATCAGGAAGAAAACTTGCAGTTCCACCTCAATTGGTGTTCGTTGCTGAAAGAATTATCAAGTCTAATTTAAGACCTGGTACTGCTGACAACGATATCAATGCAATGAGAAACATGGGTATGATACCTGAAGGTGTAGTAGTAAATCAAAGATTTACTAACCCTGATCAGTATTTTATCCTAACTGATTGTCCAGATGGAATGAAACACTTCGTTAGAGCACCAATCAAAAAAGCTGTTGAAGGCGATTTTGAAACTGGTAACCTAAGATACAAGTGCAGAGAAAGATACAGCTTCGGTTTTACAGACTGGAGAGGTGTATACGGATCTGAAGGCGTAGCATAATAAATAATTAATTACTAGGCGTAGCAATACGCCTAGTATTTTAATACTAACCCTAACGACTGCGAGAGCAGACTATTATAAGGAGATAGACTATGGGAACTACTACATTTTCTGGCCCAATTAAGGCTGGAGTAATTAAAGAAACAACTGGAACTACTTTAGGTTCAGATATAAAAAACACGGGACAAGTTGTAATGTCTCAATCAGTAATTGTTGACATTATAGGTGCTTCACATTTAAATCAAGTGTGTGCAGTAATTCCAGCTAATTCACAGATTGTAGATGTTATACTTAATGTAACAACAGTTAATGACGATACTGGTGCAGCTACTATTGATATAGGAACTGTTACTGATGCTGATGCCTTTTTAGATGGTGTTAATGTAAAAGCTTTAGCAACTACTCATGGTACTTTAGATACAGAAGCAACTAATGTTGGTACTACTGATTTACAAGTTCTAGGAGATTTTACAGGTGCTAATGGTGATGGTGCTGCAGGTGTAGCTACTGTTACTGTTTTATATTTACAAAATAATTCTATTGCAAACGCAGCAGATTTATAATAAATAATTAAGAGGGCCTTCGGGCCCTCCTTTAAAATATGAAATTTGATTTAGATTTTTTAAGACAAACAGGTGAAGCTCTTTCTTCTTTTGGAAAAAAAGATGAAGATAAAGATACTGATATAATTAGAGTTGAAGATTTAGAAAAAAAAGATCCAGCTACTGAAATAGTTGAAACTGGAGATGCTGCAGCTGCTGAAAAAGTTTATCAAGAAAAAGAAGGAAAGATTGTTGAAAAAAAAAAGAAAGAAGATACAGAAGATAGTTTAGAAAAAAAATTAGCTAATATAGAAAAAGTTATAGATACATTTGGTGGATCTAAAGCTCTTCCAACTGGAAAATTACCAGGTAGTGATGTTAATGCTAATATAAATCAAAGACCTTTAGATATGGGCCAAGTTCAAGCTAAAGCAGCACAAGCTGACTATTTGAAACCTTCTACTGTACCTGAAGACAGAATTGCTTTACTATATGAAGACTTAAAAAAATATAACCTAATTTAGGAGAAATTATGGCAGGATCGGATCTAAATGTAGCTTTTACTTCTACTACTGGAGGTACACAAACATTATTTGGTGGACCTACTAGATTAAAAGCTTTTATAATTACACCAACAGCTAGTGCAGGCACAGTAGTTTTTAAAGATGGTGGTACAAGTAAATTTACAGTTTCTACAGCTGCAAGTGCGGCATCAGGACCAGTAAATATTAATTTACCAAGTGACGGTGTAAAATTTGGTACATCTTTACAAGCAACTTTAACTGATGTTGCTGGATTAACAGCATTTTTTGCATAATGGAGAACTATGGCTTTATCAGGAACTTCGACATTTACTTTAACAGTAAATGATGTAATACAAGAAGCCTATGATAGAATAGGTGGTGATCCTATTTTAGGTTATGATGTAAGGTCAGCTAGACGTAGTATGAATATTATGTTTAGTGATTGGGCTAACAGAGGTTATAACCAATGGACTGTAGAATATAAAACTTTAGCAGTTACTACAGGAACTACAGAATATACTTTAGACTATGATACAGTAGATATCATTAATGCAAACATTCAAATAAGTAATGGAAGTGAATATGCAATGACAGCATTAGGTCTTAATGATTATGCAGCAATTTCAAATAAAACTACTCAATCTAGACCTACACAATATTATTTACAAAGATTAAGTACACCAGTTTTAAAAATTTATCCAGCTCCTGATCAAAATTATACTCTTACTTATTATCGTATGAGAAAAATTGAAGATATTACAGCTTCTACTGTAAGTGGTGTAGAACAAAATATAGATGTACCTTTTAGAGCTTTCGAGTGTATGTGCGCAGGACTTGCTTATTATCTTTCTAAAAAAAGAACAGGTGTAACTCCTCAAACTCAACAAATTTTAAAAGTAGATTATGAAGAAGCTTATCAAAGATTAGTCGCAGGTGATGATACTCCTTCAACTAGAATTATACCATCAACAGGCAACAGCTTTTATTCATAATGGCTAGGGTTCCAGCAAGTACTAGACCTCACAGAGCACCTTCAAATAAATTTGCTGGTGGAAAATATGCATTAGCAATTTCTGATAGATCAGGTATGTCTTTTCCTTATCAAGAAATGGTATTTGAATGGACAGGAATGTTTGTTCATACTTCAGAGTGGGAACCTAAACAACCACAATTAGATTTAACTTATTTTACTGATGCACAAACTTTACAAAATGCTAGACCTCAAGCTAATATAAGTGCAACAGAAGCTGCAAGAACTGGTGGAGGAATACCTGGCTCTCAAACTGGAGGTGTTCCTAATCAAGTAACTGCTTTACCTGGATTTGAAAATACTTCTGGTAATTCTGTATATGTTGGAGTTGCAACTATTCCAACTACTTGGTATACAAACAACACAAATTTGTTACAGATAGGATTGGGAAGTGTTACTGTTGTAACATGATAGAAAATAAAAAATTAAGTGTTATGATTGCAACACCTTGTTATGGCGGTCTACTTTCAGAAGGATATTTACATGGCATAATGAGTGTAACTCAAGCTGCTGCTCAAAATAATTATAAAGTTCATCTAAACACAATGGGAAATGAAAGTTTAATTACTAGAGCTAGAAATACTTTAGTAAGTCAATTTTTAGATTTAGATGATAAAGATCCCGATGCTTTTACTCATTTTATGTTTATAGATGCTGATATAGGATTTAATGGAGATGCTGTAACGAAAGTATTACAATCAGGTTATGATATAGCTTGTGGAATATATCCTAGAAAAAATATTGACTGGGCGGGAGTTCCTAAATTAATTGAAAAAAGTAAAGAACATTTAGAGCAAAGAGTTTTAGGTTATAATTTAAATTTTGCAAATCCAGAAAATATTGAAGTAGAAAAAGGTTTTTCAGAAGTAATGGATGCTGCAACTGGATTTATGTGTATTAAAAAAGAAGTTTTTCGTAAAATGATTGAAGCTTATCCTAATCTTAAATATACAAGTGATCAAATAATTAATGGAAAAAGATATGGTAGTGATAATTGTTATGCACTTTTTGACTGTATTATTGATGAAAAAAGTAATAGATATCTATCAGAGGATTATGCTTTTTGTAGATTATGGCAAAAAATAGGTGGTAAGATACATGCTAATCTTCAAAGTCCTTTAACGCACTATGGAACTTATCCATTTGCAGGACACGTTTGGACTAAATTTAAGATTGACGACAATTTAGAGGTAAAAAAAGATGGCGATGACATACAGCAGTCTAAAGACTGATATACAAACATGGGCTGAAAATACAGGAACTGATTTTACTAATCAATTAGATACTTTTATTGACAATACTTTTGATTCTTTATCAAGAGATATAGACCCTATTGGATTTAATGAAAATGTAACTACTACTGCAATAGCTGGAGATAGATTTGTAAATCTTCCAACTTCTATTGAACCTATGTTATTTAATTATTTAACTATTACTGTAGGTTCTAATGTAAGTTATTTAGAATTAAAAACTTTAGCTTTTTGCCAAGAATATTGGCCTGATATATCATTACAAAATCAACCTAAATATTTTGCTAATTTTGATGATGATCGAGTATATTTAGCACCTACTCCAGATCAAAATTATACTTTAAAATTAGGATATCAAGGAAAAATTAATCCTTTATCTAATACTAATACTACTAATTGGTATACTGAAAATATTTCAGATGTTTTATTATTTGGTTGTTTAGCTCAAGCAAATCTCTTTACAAAGAACCTAGAAGATTATACTATATACACAAATTTGTATAATACAAGAGTTGCTACTGTTAACAATGAAGCCCGTAGAAGAAGAAGAACGGACTATAAATTTCCTGGTAGCCCTGTTGGTACAAACACATTAACTGGAGGACAATAATATGGCAATAACACAAGCGATAGCTACTGTATTCAAACAAGACTTAATGTCGCCTGGTGGAAACCTTGCAGCACTCACATTAAAATGTGCTTTGTATACGAATGCAGCAACTTTAAATGCAACAACTGCTGCTTATGCAACAGCAAATGAAATATCAGCATCTGGAACAAATTATACTACTGGCGGAAATGTATTAGCTAATGTAGCAATTTCTGTAGATGGAACTACTGCGATTTTTGATGCGGACAATGTTACATTTCCAAATGCAACAATTTCTGCTCAAGCAGCATTATTATATAATGCAAACAATGCAAATTCTGCAATTGCAATTTTAGATTTTGGAGGAGTTAAAACTTCTACAAATGGAACTTTTGAATTACAGTTTCCAACTGCTAATGCAAGTGCTGGCTTAATCAGAATAGCATAAGGAGAAAATCCTTATGAGTGCTAGTGTAGGTTATGGTAGACTTGGTTGGAATGTAGGTGCGTGGAATACATCTCCTGATGCAGCTGCCGTTATAACTGGTCAGCTAATTCAATCTGAATTAAATTTTGGTGAAGGTTGGGGTAGAGAATCATGGAGTGAAGGTGCATGGAATTCTCCTATTGGATTAGTGTTTACAGGTACTGGTGTAATATTTTCTACTACTGGTCAACAAGCAACTATTTCTTTAAATGATGTAATTGTTACTGCTGCAACTATAAATTCTATTACTGGTCAACAAGCAACTATTTCTTTAGCTAGTGTAACTACAACAGCAGATACTATAAATTCTATTACTGGTCAACAAGCAACAGGAACTATTGGAACTTATTCAATAGCAGCTGACGGAACTATGACTATTGTAGTTCCTGAATTTACAATAAATACTTCCTTAAGTACTATTGCAACTGGAACTGCTAATACTATGGATATAGTTGGTCAAGGTTTAACATCTTCTTTATCTAATATTACAACAGATACTGAAAACTTTATTCCAATCACTGGAATTAATGCTAATGCTAATGTAAGCTCTGTAGTAATTTCTAGTTCAGGATTTTTCTCTATAACTGGTCAAGAAATAACAATAGATTTAGCTACAATAATTCCTAATTCTAATAATAATATAAGTATGACTGGAATTCAAGCTAATGTAATACCAACAGATTTAAGATTTTGGGATCCAATTACCGATGATAATACTGAAACTTGGACTAATATTTAGTGTACAAATCAATACAAATATATACTATTTACATAAATAAATTTTTAAAGTATAAATAATTATGTCAGCTTATACAACTAGATTAAAATTAGAAAAACAAGTTTCAGGTGAAAACTCAGGTAACTGGGGTAATCTTGTAAATTATGTTTTAAATAGAATTGATAGTACAGTAAGAGGATATGTTGCTGTAAGTGTTGCTGGAACAGCTAATGTAACTTTAGTATCTAATAATTCTACTACTAATACATCAGAAGGTGCTGATGATCAAGTTCACAATAAAGTAATAGAATTTACAGGTGCTTTAGGAGCAGCTATTCATGTATTTACTGATGCTGTAGAAGGTGATTATACTTTATTTAATAATACAAGTGGTTCGTATGCTTTAACTTTTGCTAATACAGGTCATGCTGCTAATGGTGTAGCTATTACTCAAGGTAGTAAATCAATTGTATATACAGACGGCTCTACTATTTTTGATGTAGGTGCTGATTTAGGTAATATAAATGTAGCAGGAATTGGAAATCAAGGTTCAACAAATTACTTTACTTTACCTAGTTCTGATGGTACAAGTGGACAAGCTTTAGTTACGAATGGTAGTAAAACTTTATCATTTGCTAGTGCAGGAATAACAACAGGAAAAGCTATTGCAATGGCAATGATTTTCGGATAA